CGTGACTTTAAGTTCTAAAGTGAAAAAGTGGCCAGAATTATTATAGCCCAATAGATCGGGAGTACCATGTAAGCTATTATTTTCAAGTCTAATCCAAGATATTTGCGGTATAAATTTACGAACTTTTTGATATAATTTACGCTCTGGTCCCATGTGTTTTTCAAGGTTACTCCTGTGTTTAAAAGTTAATAATCTTTTATGTAACCAGGAGGTAATATAAGTTTTTCTTCCTTGTTTGGTTTTAAAACAACACGTACAGAAGTATCACCGGGCTTAGTACTTTCGTGAACTTCAATACGTCTTATCTCTTCTAGGTAGCCGTTCGGCATTGCAATA